CCAATTTACCAAAGTAGGTTCCCTTGAACTAGGCTGGGCATTCCTCGACGAGCTTATTGAATTCACCGAGGAAGATTGGAACATGATTCAAGGTCGCATGCGCCATCCAGTTCCATTCCAACAGGTTATGGCTGCCACCAACCCTGCCGCGCCTACACATTGGGTATATTCGCATTTTTTTAGCCGCCCCACCAAAGATGTGGAGGCAATCGAATCCAATTCCCTTGACAATCCTTTCACCCCTCCCCAATATAAACAGCGCCTCCAAAACTTCCGTGGTAAATATTATGAGCGTTTTGTGGAAGGTAAGTGGATTTCCTTCGAGGGCCTAGTTTATGATAACTGGGATCCCAGCCGCCACATAATCCCTCCAACACAAGATATCGTCTCCGCTGCCGGCCACTCCTACCGCCTAACCGGGGACAAGGATAATCCTATCCCCGAGGACTGGGACCATTACCGCGCAATAGACTTTGGTTTCACCAACCCTTTCGTTTGCCTATGGATTGCCTCGCCTCGCCACCGCTACATAGGTGAGCCAGGGAAACAAGATCGCCAACTAGTTCCTTTCGATGAACGCTTATGGATTATATATAAGCAACTCTATATGTCAGGAATGACCATTGACGACCACGCATTGGAAATACAGCGGGGAACTAAAACCAAGATCCTAGGCAGCGTCGCGGATTGGGATGCCGGTGACCGCGCGTTATTGGAAAAAGCCGGTATCCCCACGATTCGCGCCTCCAAGGAAATTAGCTCTGGTATCCAAACATTATACCAAACCATAAGTGAAGATCGCCTCTATGTCCTAGAAGACAGCCTTGTTAAAATAGATTATAGCCTCCAGCTAAATAACAAGCCAACTTGCTTGGAAGAGGAATTCCCCCTCTATGTCCGCCAAGCAGGGAAAAAAGGTATTCGTGACCCAAAGGAGGATCCAGCTAAAGCCAATGACCATGCATTGGATGCTCTCCGTTATATCCTACATACCTTAAACCTATCCTACAAGGCCGGGGGCCAGATATCTATAGGAAATAGCCAGGAATCTCTAAGCCAACAGTCCCGCTACGCATCTATGAATTCTACCCCTCGTGTTTATGCCTCACAACCTCGTAGATGGAGTGGGATGCGCTAATATGGTTAGGATAACGCTCGCCCCTATATCCCAGCATGATTTTAAGACGCTAACCTTGCGCCTAGCCTCAGGCCCAGCCTTCCAAGCGCGCCTGGATTTATTCGATACTTTGGCGCATTTAACCTTTCTAAATCCAAGAAACCTTACCGCGTCCGAGCATTTAGACCTAGAAAATCAGATAATATCCTTGTATCCGCAGGTAAAAGAGGTAAATATCATGAATTATCCTACTTTCGCGGATACCTTATATTCCTATGTGGATATTAATATTAGTGAAGTATTTGAAACGTATGAGGATGAAAACCTATCAACTAATTACCATATTGAGTTTGAATTACCAGATGGACTTAATGCAGGATTTATAGATTTTGATATAATAGATGATGAGCCCCATGCGGCGTATATAAATATGGTGGAAAGCAAATTTCCTCTGGACTTTTCCACCGTATCTAGTTTGAAGAATAAGATAAAAAATATTGTGCCCGGTATAATTATTTTTCGTGGAATACGTGTCTCAGGAGCCAAAGCATTGCAACAAGACAAAAATAGATGGCAAAATATTAAGATGCAAGAAGTAGCGGATACATTATATTCCTATGCTTGGCCTGAGCCCCCTTCTGATTATCCAGGCAAATATTTAGGAACCCAGGTCGAGTCCGCGCAACTGACCTTATTGGATATGGATGATAACCTATACGACATCAATCAAACCTTAAGGTTATTTGATATCTGGATTAATACCGCATCCGAAGAGGATAATATCAATAGGTTGGATAAATTCGACGCCATCCTTAATAACATGCAAAGCGTTATAAGGACTAATTTTCCTGACAAGCCTCCTTTTAGCCTAAGCGTACTTTTGAATAAGAAAAAGGCCGAAGTTTTAGTAGGTATAGCCAAGACCCAAGCCAAGTTAGACCAGGTTAGGAATAGATTTGGGTTCGCGGACATCTTGGAGGATTGCTACAAATTCGTATACCCTGAGTTTGATAGAGGTCGCGTAGAACTGGACATGGATGCATGAGAGCGAACATCACAAATACAAACCAGAGAACATGACCTTATGGACATAGCCACTCGTATCAATGATATTGTAATAGGATTCGATATGATGCGTCAAGACCAACTCGATGAAATCAGCGAATCCGGTACCATACGTAGAAACCTAGACGACCTAATCTATGATTGGGAAAGGCGCAGTAAGGATAGGATAGTGCTGGAAAATATCGCCTCCGGTGTCTCAGGGTCCCATGTCCTAGATTATGGCAAGCATGTAATTAATAAAGCAAGGCATTTTATGACTCGCCTATTTACAGAGGAATCTGATGTGATTTATGGTTAATCAATTAGTAGGACCCTACGGTACACCAATCGCCACCAATGGCCACGCTCGCGGCCGCCCTCCACAACCTACATCTGTTGCCCTTGAAACAGGTATTTCCATATGGCGCGGCACTATTTCGGAAGAATATCTTCCAGAGCTAAAACCTTGGAATCGCGCCTTCAAAGTTTTCCAAGAAATGGAGGACGACGCCGTTATAGGCACCCTTTATGAATCCATCATAGTCCCCTTATTGGATTCTAAATTTGACGTCCACCCAGCTTCCAATGCTGCCATAGACCTAGAGGTTGCCGACTTCATCCGCGCGAACACGATAGAATCTGAATCCTTCGATTGGATTGACCATGTTCGTGACCAGCTTGAAATGTTATCCTATGGCTTTGCCTTGTGCGAAAAAGTATTGGAGAAGCGCCAAGATGGCCTCCTTTGGCTTGCTGACCTAATCCCCATAGGCCAAGAAACTCTCCATAGTTGGGGGCCCCTAGACGACCACGGCCGCGTCACCGCCTTTATCCAGCAAACATTAGGCACCATACCAGGCCCCTCCATTAAGATTGCTCCGGTGGAGAAGCTAATCCTAAGTAGCTTCCGCCCCCGTAAGCGTAATCCTATGGGCCGCGCCATAAGTCGAGCTTTATATAGGCCCTGGTATTTTAAGAAAAACCTTGAAGTAGTCGAGGCCATAGGTGCTGAGCGCGACGTGGGTAATGTCCCCGTAGCCGTATTAGGCGAAGGATTATATACCTCTGAGGATATGGGAAATCTCAAGCTAGGCCTTGAAGGTCTTAGGATTGATGAGACCTCTCATTTGATCGTCCCTCATGGAACAGAGATCCGACCATTTGGTTCCGGCGGCAAGGTTTATGATGTCCGCGGCATAATCCGCGACTGGGCGCACCTAATCCGCCAGCGCTTTTTCATGGATTTCGTATCCTTCGGCACTGAATCCGTAGGCACCCAAGCGTTGGCAAAAGAGGTCACCGGCTTCTTCTCCCTCGCCTTAGGCAGTATCCAGCGGGAGCTTATAGCTGATTGGAATAAGCAGCTAGTCCCCTGGATTCTCCAATGGAATAACTCCAAATTCAGCGGTCGCACTGCCAATCCTAAAATAGTCTGGGCGAAACCTGGCAAGATAAATGTCCAATCCTTAGCCCAGTCCGTGATGACCTTAGCCCAGGGCAACATTATCCACATCAATAAGGCTTTGGAAGACCATGTGCGCGAGCAGTTTGAATTGCCTCCCATAACCGAGGAAGAAATCAAGGAATTAGAGAAACTTCAAGTCCAGAATACCCTAATGCAGCAGGCCGTAATAGGACAACAAGCCTCTCCGGGCCAACAACCAGTAGGCGGCCCCAATCCTGCATCCTCCGTGTCCGGCGGCGGTTCTGGACGCTCCGTTTAATTAAAATGCAAATAAAGTCCTAGTTTCATCGCTTTAATAGCCTAACACTTGACAATATACAAATTAACTGCCATACTAAATATGAATCGAAGTGCTGCTCGGTTCCTCTAGGGAGGGGCTTGTAAGAGAGGGAAATTACTTGCTCCTCCCCTGAAAAGGATAAGATGGTAACCAGCGATATCAAAACTAAAAAATTATTAGGCGTCCAAATATTTACCGCCGGGAGTCATATGGATTCCCAGGGGCGCGAGAAAATTTGGAGCCTAGAGGAAGTTGGTAAAATTGTATCCAACTTCAATACCGGCGTCCTCAGTGCATCCCACCTCAAACTAGGCCATACCACCGACGCCTTTAATCAAGAAGTCTCCAAAGCTCTTAATCTCCCTCCTAATATTCTTATGGGTGAAAACGGTGTAGGTAGTGCCTCGCTAGGCAAAGCCACTCGCCTCTATATGGATAAGAGAGGCGTACTTTATGGTGACTTTGAAGTCCCTGAACCTATTGCCGATCTAGTCCATAAGGGATATTTCAGCACCGTCTCAGCAGAAATTATCCCCGACTATAAAGGACACGGCCCGGTCCTATCCGCAACCGCGATGCTAGGTAGTCAGCGCCCGGCCGTGCCAGGTATGGGGTTTACCAATACCACCATACTAGAAGAACAAACATATGATATTATGGCATTTGCCGCCCCCATTAATTTTGATACCAACCAGGATATATTCCTAGCCCTGCAATCCGACCTAGCATTTGACTTTGCCTCCGGTGCCACCGTCGAATATGATGTTCCTGTGACCGAGGAGAAGCACGATGCCGATGGCAAGGTAATTGAGCGCCGCACTGTGGTGCAGCATGTTCGTGCTTCTAGTGCATCCGAGGCTCGTGGGGTGCTTCTTAGGACAGTAGAGCGTATTGCCAGTACCCTAGGTGGGGTGGTGGCGGTAGGCGCAGGAATTATAACAGTTCGTGTGGGTAGTTATATCTTACGCCAATGGATAATAGGTGATCCTATAATCCGTGAAGTGGTTGCTAATATTGCAGGATCCGGGATATTCCACGGTACTGGCCGCACAGGATTTTCAGACCAACCTTATAAATATTCCATAGGCGGCACTATCCTAATGGTAATAGGTGGCTATGCTATTGGTAAAGCCTTATATAACATTATCATGGAACATCAGCAAACCAAAGCTCGTGCCCATGCCCAGGTTTGGGCCCCAACCCCTGTCGAGGCTGAATCCATAACCAGAGAAAACTTAGGCCCCTCATGGAATATAATCAGCGCCTCGGTTGTGGAAGGTGCCAGGACAATATTTGAGGAACCTAAGCATAAATTTGCGTTAAGCGGAGTAATAAGATTAGGCAAAGCTCTTTATAAGAAACGTAGGAAACTCAAACGCGCCGCAGGAACCATTGGAAGTGTGGTAGGTTCCGTCGGCACTGTTGGTGGTATGGCCAATGAATATAGGAATCGCCGTAATAATTATCAGGCCATAACTGATTCCTTATATGCCGAACCTTATAAAAACCCATCCAAGAAGAAAAAAATCATAACCGCCGCGGCTTTACTAGGAACAGCCGCACTTGCACTTGGCCCAGGTCGCTCCTTTAGAGCAGCTAAGAATATAGCCAAGATAACCACCAAAACTACTAAAGGCGCCGCTTTACGAGCGGCCTTCAAAACAGGACAGGTTTCTAGTAGCCTAAAACGTAAGCGCCGCCCAAGGCAACGTAGACTAGCTTCTGCCTATCTGTCTGAAATGATAGATAAGTTGTATAATGTTTAATTGGGAAAAACATGCTATATTAGGATTTAATGAAGGAGATCACCTAATGCCTACTCCAGTCCGCGAGAGTATTCCTAGCGAGTCCTATATCCAGCGAGCCACCGTGGCCTTACAGGAATTCGATGAATTTCGGGATAATGATTCCTTGTCCCGCTTATGTGCCACGGCATGTTGGCGTTGGGATCAGCCTCTTCCTAAGACCAGTTTCGATGAAGGCGCCGTTGTTAAATTTGACGATGCCATGACGGATAAGCTGGCGGATTTCCTAAATCGTGTCTCAGCTTTTGAGGACGATGAGGAGGACGATGAGGATGATGAGAAGAAGGAAGAAGATAAAGAAAAGGATAAATCTGATATGAGCGGGTTTAGTGAAAATATTGCTAGGTCGCTTGGATTGCCTCGCGCCGCCACTCAGGGCCAAATCCTGTCCGCGATTGCGTCTTTAAAAACTTCTACTTTTAGTGCTGAGGAGCGCGCGGCCCTCCTTGGACTTAAGGAGCAGCAGGAACTTCTTGCATTCGCGGAGCAATCCAAGCCTTATGATCTTGTCCCCGGCACCATTAATGACAAGGCCACTCAGCTCCAAAATCTTAGCCTCGCAGGTGGCCCTAGTGCGGTTAAAATGCAAATCCAGAATTGGGATATCCTCCAGAAGGCCGCAGCCAGTATGGGGGTTACTCAGCGTATCCTTATGTCCTACTCCGAAGCCCAGGATACCTCAAGTGGCCCTGCGAAGGCTAAAATCCAGGCCTACGCCGATGCCAACAAGATCACATTTAATGACGCGCTGGCTAGGATCGCTAACTCCGAGCCAATGTTATTCTCCGAATACCGTAGGGAAGCTAGTTCCTAATCCTAATAACAATTCCTAATAAGGAGAACCTAAGTGACCTATTCAAGCATCCCAGGAATAATTGCAGGTGAAACCCTTGCCACCAATCAGTTCCGCGCGGTAAAATTTGCCGCCACCGGTGTTGATAATACCGTAGTCCCCATAGCAGCCATAACTGATATTCCATTAGGAATTCAGCAGGATACCCCCGATGCCGCCGGGCAAGGTGTGGATGTAGCCTATACCGGGCATGCTAAAGCTGAATATGGAGGAACCATAGACGCTGGCGACAAGCTAGGCGTGGATAGTGTGGGGCGTGTTATTGTTATAGCCGCCGGTTCGGATAGCACCCAGTTTTACATAGGCGATGCCTTATACGACGGGGTTGTAGGAGATATACGTCATATTCTTATATCCCGTGCAGGCCGCGCCGCCTAATGAAACGTGACCTGGTTGCTCTAGTTGATAGATTGTATGCGCAGCCTACGCTAGAGCAAACCAGGCCTATATTTAAGATTTTTAAAGCCAAGAAGAAAAAGAGGAGAG